ATGCTTAATAATGTTAATTACGATATAGATATTACAAAAGAGCCGCCGGCGGATGATACTGCCCGTCAGTATTATTTCATCGAAAAGGCAAAGGCATATGTACAGCGTGAATCCGAAGAACTTGGTCGTCCGCTGACGTTCTGCGTTACAACCTTTGGTTGTCAGATGAACCCGGTAATAGAGAATTATTAAGCATTTATATTGAACATACTGAAAGCCTCGGAAATGTTGATTTTCCGGGGCTTTTTTGCTATCTGTATAATAATGTGTGGGTTAATCCATTCTTGAAAACAATTTCTGTAATATGCCTGTCCATAACTGTGATATGGTCAATAATGGAGTTCATAAGTGTTTTCATTGCTTCTTCATCCATCATTGCGAGTTCGGAATACTCTATATTCCCACCACTGTTAATTTTGTGCGAGATAAGGAATTGAGATGCGGACTTAATGAATGCTGCCTGATCAACATTTTCTGAGATAGAAGATGAGTCTAGGCTCTTAATGCTATTTCCCAATTTCACCTTATCAACCTCTAATTTTGTTTTCATTTCAAGAAATTCTTTTTCGTCCATTGCATCATCATCGAAGAGGTATGCCTTTTTCAATCGCTCCAAAGCACGATCTGTTTTTTGGAGTTTTTCTTGCAGCTCTTTTTTCTTTTCCGCTGTATCAGTATTTTTGCTATCTTTACTAACTGGTTTACCAGATAAAGTTTCTGTACCGGAACGACCATATAGCAAATCAATTGTATCCTGTAAGCTTGATTCAGATATCCCGGCCACGTCTGTGAAATCAATATGAGAGAGTATAACTCTTTCCAATGATTCAGTATCTTTGATGAATCTCTTACTTTTAGATGCATCAATAATAGCTGCTATATAATTTATCATGAACGGACCAATCTTTACATCGCTGACATTCAAGTTATCGCAATTTTTTTTCTGGTACTTGCCGGTGCAAGCGTAAGATGATGGTCTGAATCCATTTCCTCTACGCCCATCTTTGGATGTTACTTGATAGTTTGAGCCACATTTTCCACAAACTATTAATCCGGCAAATACATTACATCTTTTTCGTATCGGGTGGAAAGCAGAAGTATTTCTCTTTTTGCAATTCATATCCATCCTACGGTTGACTTCATTCCATATTTCGGGATCAACCAAAGGTGGAAATACGCCATCCATATAGATAACTTCTTCATCAGATTTTCTTTTGCCTCTTGCACTTTCCCTATAGTTGTAGCGATAGTCGCCTTTATTGATCGGATTCCGCAGAAAATCAGCAACAGTCTTAGATGTCCATTTGCCACCTCGCTTGGTCGGAATGTTATGAGAGTTATTATAATCCCGGATAGTAACAGATGAACCACCGTCCAAATACATCTGGTACATGGCTTTAGCATAAGGAGCTTCTTTCTTGGAATGTACGGGGCGTTTATTTTCTTCGTCCCAGTCCCAACCGTAAGGAACTCTTGCGCCATTCCATTGTCCGCTTTGCGCTCTGCCTATCATTACGTCTGTAACACGCTCAGACGTCAATTTACGCTCTAATTCGGCGAACACCAGTATAATCTTAAGCATAGCTTCCCCCATTGCGCTAGATGTATCAAATTGCTCGTTCAGCGAGATGAATGTAACATCATTGCGCTTGAAATTATCATACATAATAGAAAAATCTACCAAGTTACGTGAGATACGATCTATTTTATATACGATCACATGAGACACAAGTCCGGCTTTTACCTTTTCCATCATTCGCTCAAATGCCGGACGTTTGGTGTTCTTGCCAGATTTACCTGCATCCTCAAATATTTCAATTCGTTTTTTATCAATGTGTAGCACGTGTTCGCAATATGCTTTCAATTCCTTTTTCTGGAATGGAAGAGAGTCTTTGTCGACCTGATATCCTGTTGATACACGGACATACAGTGCCACTATTTTTTCTTTCTGATTCGTCATTTTATTCATCCTCCTTAAAATTAAGTATAAAAATAACAGCCAGCAAAGAACAAACGTTCCGCTTGCGTGACTGCCTTATGGATGATATACTGTCATTGAAACATCTTGGCATTATCCCCCATAAGGTAATGTCAGAATCCCGGTGCCGTGATACACACCGGGATTTTCCTTTATTCAGCTTCTTTCACTATGTCTGCGTAGTAAGCATTAAGAGAGAGATCCTCGGTTTTTTCATCGCTTATAGCATTTTTTGATTTTTGCAATCCATCAAATTCACCATAAAATGTTACCGTATCTCCTTCAAGTAGTTTTACATAGCTTTCCGCTTTATCATCTCTTTTATCAATAATCCAAACCAACTTATCGAAATAAGCTCCACTTCCATCATCGGTAAAAGTTTTGAAATAGCGGCCAGACGAAATTTTTTCAGATGCAGTATATATCTGTACAGTGATTTTGAATTTCTGACCTTTGTATTGATCTGGATTTCTCATTACGTCATTGTAATTTAATTCTTGGCACTGCGCTTTGTATTCTTCTGGAGAAAGCTCTGGTTCTTTAGTCTTAGTATTTTCTTTTTTATCCTCATTAGAAGCCGTTGATTCTTTCTTAGCCGATGTATCTGTTGATGCAGAATCATCAGAATCCGGAATAACTAACACGACCAAGATGAACAAGAACAATAATCCAAATGCGGAAAGTATTGCAGTCAAGCAACCATGCTTTTTCTTCTTTTTTATTTGAATCGGCTGATTCTGCGTATATGCAAAGCTTTCTTTATGCTCAATTGGTTTTCCATCTGGTACAAATGAATATCCATGAAATTCACGTTCTTTCTTTTGCGGAAGTTCAGCACCGCAATTACCGCAGAATTTCTGACCGTCTGGGTTCGGTGTATTACATTTTGGACAATTCATAATTATCCCTCCTTTAATTGTTTCTTGTGCGATTATATTCCCATTCTTTAGTTATATTTTGATATTGTTCATAGTTGTCTTTTCGGTCTTGCTTTTGAAGCTCTTCACATCGAACCCTGCCGTCAAAAAGAATACGTGCAAATTCTTCTTGTTCTTCAAGGATTCGTTGCCTCTTCAACTCTTCTTTGTGCCTTTTATGGCAACGATAAAGGAAGCGGATAAATGCAAAGAATAAATATATTGAGCCTATAATAGCAAATAATACTGCTGCACATCCCAGTAACACAATAAGAAGCGGTAAGCAAAGAATAAACGTCAATACTTTTTCTGTAGTAGTTTCCTTCTTTTTTCTCTTTTTGTGAGTTTTCATAAATCAGCCACCTTTACGAATTGGTAATATTTTATGGGAATTTCTTTTATATACTTACAAATACTATCTGTATGAAGATATTATTAGGTGAATTAATGTATAAGCAAAACTTATCTATTCGGCAAGTTGCTTTTCTTACAGGGTTATCATCAGCCACCATTCAAAAAGTGATGAAAGAAGATAGTAATCCAACAATGAGGACCTTGGAGCAAATTTCCAAAGGCTTAAAAATCCCATTTGAGGATCTGTACGAACTTGATGAATAAAAAAGTGTATACTATAGTATACGATTGCCCCGTTCCGCTTCATTTTGATAAAGCACAGGTGTATAATGTAGACAAACACATTCAAGAACATTTGTTCTGATAGGCTATTGATTTTGTTCTTGAGTAGTAGTATTATTTACTCAAGGAATTTCGAACAGGTGTTCTTGATGGAACGGAGGTCTACATATGAGTAACAAACAGATTGCAAAAATGATTACTGATGAATTAGAGAAAATCACAGATAATAAATTTCTGGTTACTGTGTATCTCTTCATTCATAAGTTCAATTCAAAGGCTGGCAGTTAGTTGTCAGCCTTATTTTTCTGCACATCTTTTTGCCATGTTCTCTATCATATCTCTATCAGCTTGATTCAGCTTCTTATAGTATTCCATTAATCTTTTAAACTGGGCGTCTGATGCTAATCCAGAATCATAGGCTTCAAGAAAAGTATCAGCAGTGTTGTTTTCTTCTTCCCATCCCATTAAATAAGCCGGACTGGTTCCAAGAGCATCAGCGATTTTTGCAATTTTATCTCTTCGCATATTTGCAATTATTCCCGTTTCCCATTTTCTCACAGTACTTTTGCCAACACCGACCTTATCGCCTAATTCTTCAAGTGTCATACCTTTTTCTTCTCTTAAAACCTTGATTTTTTGACCAACATCCATTATAAATTCACTCTCCTTTCGAATTAATGCCAGTATATCACGAAAGTGTCTTTTTAGCAACATGAAACTCATATAGTGATGAAAAAGTGTCTTAAAGTACCAAAAAGCTATTGACACCTTGTTGCAAGCATGATATTGTATAAGTGTCCTAAACGACACGGAAAGGAGGACTAGTAATGGACAGATATAAGTTGGAATACGAGATGAAAAATCGTGGCGTTACTGTAGAAAAGATGTGTGCGGACATTGGAATGAGCCGATCTGCGTTCTATAGAAAGTGTCGTGGAATATCAGAGTTCACTATTACGGAAATTCAGAGAATTGTAGATTATCTTGATTTGGACAGCCCAATGGGCATTTTTTTTACAGAAAGAGTGTCTTAAAGGACACGCAATGAAAGAAGGTGAGAAATATGAATGACATGAAAATTTTTAACTCAAATGAATTCGGCGACATCAGAACAGATATTCATAATGGGGAACCCATGTTTTGCTTATCCGATGTGTGTAAAGCTTTAGGGCTTACACAGCCATCCAAGGTAAAAGAAAGGTTAAACGAAAAGGGTGTGCGCACTATTCCTACCCTTACTGCTGGCGGTGAACAGAAACTTCTATACATTAATGAGTCCAATCTTTATAAAACAATTTTTCAGAGCAGAAAGGAATCTGCCGAAAGATTTACGGACTGGGTAACATCAGAAGTTCTTCCGGCAATCAGAAAGACTGGTACTTATCAGAAGCCAATGAGTCCAGTAGAAATGATGCGTATCCAGTTAGGGATGATTGATGACCATGAGGGTAGAATAACAGATTTGGAACAGAACATGACGTTAGACTACGGTCAGCAGATGTCGCTCGGAGATGTAGTAAACAGAGTTGTAGTTGATGTCCTTGGAGGTAAAGACAGCAATGCTTATCACGAAATCGGCAGAAAAGTTTTTGCTGAGTGCAACAGGGACTTGAAGCATTACTTTAATGTAAAT